AAAAGTTCACCAGTGTCGGGCGTAGGGATGCGCTCGGCGGTGGATAAATTTTGGGTCTACATCTGATAACAGTTCCTCGGAGAGAAAAGTGAAAGTTATTTTGGAGCTTGAGGAAGAAGATTTTGTGCGGCTAATAGATCTGCAACATGAGATCTTGGCGGTTCTGGAACGTATGGAGAAACTTTTACAGGAGCAAACGGATGGCAATGACACCAGAAAAAAGAGTTAAGGAAGCGGTGAGAAAGCAACTGCGTTCAGTGGGTGCGTATCACTTCTTTCCTGCTACTGGTGGATACGGCAAGAGTGGTGTACCTGACATTGTTGGGTGCTTTCGCGGTAAGTTTTTTGGTATTGAGTGTAAGGCGGGCAACAACAAGCCTACCCCACTACAAGAGAAGAACTTACAAGAAATACGCCAAGCGGGTGGGATCGCGCTGGTGATAAACGAACAAAACGCGGGAGATGTTTTGGATTTGATAGGTGCTGTACCAGCGCAACTGGAGATGAACTTTAACTAGGAGACTAATATGAAATACGAAAACCTACGTAAGGGCATGGTTTTTGAGTTTATTGAGAACAGAAGAAATACTGAGAAAGCGCCTGATGATCCGACTAAGTTTTGGGAAGTCATCAAACTAAACCAAGAGCAGGAGCGCGAGTATCTAATCACTCAAATAGTTTTAGGTCGGCTGGCCGATAGGCAAACTTTTAACGCCGACATCGAAGATCTAAATAACCCCCGAAGATGGACATACCATGAAGGTGCAGGGGTACAAGAAGTTATGGTTAAACAGCTATCTTTTCTCGATGGCCGTGCTCCAATGATGCTTTCTCAAAACGCAGTCTCTGAACCCTCCACAGTAAAAGGGAATGTTGTAGATATTGCTGATGCAACGGTTCCTGTTAGCGATGTTGAAAACACCTACGCGAAATACGCGAACTGCACCATAGATGATTGGGAGCTAATTGCAGATGCTTTCTTTGAAACAAAGGGTTTCGATACGCGAAAAGAAAAGCCTAAGTCCTACACGCGCTCTTACCAAATACACTCGCAAGAATGGTCAGCGTTTACAGATCAAAAGACCATTAGAGAAATAAGAGATCTTCGGTTACGCATAACTGATTGGGAGCAGAACACAAGCCCATGCAGCTACCAGACAATCATTCGTAGATTGCTCCAAGGATGTCAGTGGTTTGGACAGCCGCAGCACAGGCAGTTTTTAACTCAAGCGTTACAGAAACGCATTCACAGAAACAGGTAACACACATGACCATGCAAAAGAAACGTGGCCGACCACGGAAGGTAGATACATCGGACGGTAGCACAGCTAGTTATTACGAGTTACCCAAAGGTGCAAAAGAACTTCAAGATCTCATATCTCATAAAGATATGAACGCTCAGATTGGAGAGATTTTCAGATCGTGCTATAGGTACGGACAAGCATCCCACAGCGACCAGCTACGCGATGCTAAGAAGATCCGCTTCTATATAGACGCTGAAATCAAACGGCTAGGGGGTTGATATGGGGTTGAAGATAGATAAAGGCATACCCATCCCAACAATGTTGCCCCATCAGCGAAGGACGGTAGAAATTCACACGGCGTTAGACGCAATGGAAGTTGGCGACAGTATTGAGTTTTGTTTGGACACAGTGACCAAAAAGGGACAAATGTATTCACGACTTGGCCGACGTTTTGGCTCAGTGGCTAGGCGACGCGGGATCAACTATAAGACTCGGACAGATCTAGAGAAGCAAACAATTCGATACTGGAGGGTTGAATGAATACGAAAAAGAAATTCAACATAACATTGGAAGAGACCATACGTAGGCGCGTACAAGTTGAAGCGAAGAACGAGGAAGAAGCTCGGTTCGCTGCTGAAGATGGCGAAGGTTATTACTTAGAGTTGCCGAAGACCGTGAAGCGGGACATTCAGCAAGTGCTTGAAGTTGAGGAAACAAGTTAGTGGATCTCATCACGCTAGACTTTGAAACTTTTTACGATAAGGACTTCTCTCTGTCTAAGTTAACAACAGAGGAGTACGTCCGCGATTCACGTTTTGAAGTAATAGGCGTGGGTATAAAGGTCAACAACGGGCCAACAGAGTGGGCGAGCGGCACCCATGAAGAACTTGCGGATTATTTTGCGGATTTTGATTGGGCTTCCAGTATGGTTCTGGCACATAACACTATGTTTGATGGTGCTATTCTTTCTTGGCTATATGGCATCAAACCTAAAGTATGGGCTGATACTTTATGTATGGGACGCGCCATTCACGGAGTTGAAGTTAGTGGGAGCCTAAAAGCTCTAGCAGAACGCTATGACATAGGAGAGAAAGGCACCGAAGTACTCAAGGCAATCGGTAAGCGCAGAGAAGACTTTAGCGATGATGAATTAGATCTATATGGTGACTACTGCATCAACGACGTAGATCTTACCTACAAGTTGTTTTCTTTGATGGCCCGTGACTTCCCCAAAAAAGAATTACAGATAATTGACTGCACGTTACGGATGTTCTTACTTCCGCAGTTAGATCTAGATTTGAATTTACTGAGTTCTCACCTGCACAACATCAAAGAGAATAAAGAGAAGTTGTTATGTGCAGCAGGTGTCTCTCGTAAGGATCTCATGTCAAACAACAAGTTCGCAGAGTTGTTGATTGAACAGGGTGTAACACCTCCCACCAAAATAAGTAACACGACAGGCAAAGAGACCTTCGCATTCGCTAAAACCGATGAAGCCTTCAAGAGCCTTGGAGAGCATGAAAACGAAAACGTGCAAACGTTGGTGGCAGCGCGACTAGGTAACAAAAGCACTTTAGAAGAAACACGTACCCAAAGATTTATAGACATCAGCCACCGAGGGCTGCTGCCTGTACCCGTAAGATATTATGCCGCGCACACTGGTAGGTGGGGCGGAGACGACAAGATAAATTTACAGAATCTTCCTAGCCGTGGGCCAAACGGCAAGATGTTAAAACGGAGCATCCTTGCATTAGATGGTTACAGATTAGTTGACTGTGACTCTTCACAAATCGAAGCGCGGGTTTTGGCTTGGCTTGCGGGGCAAACAGATCTCGTAGACTCGTTTGCTAACAAAGAAGACGTTTACGTAAAAATGGCCGCACGTATCTACAACATACCTATTAACAGACTGGAGCACGTAACCAAAGAGCAGCGGTTTGTTGGCAAGACCACGATCCTTGGAGCGGGGTACGGCATGGGTGCAGTAAAGTTTCAAGCACAATTGGAATCTCTTGGGACTCAAATAGACCTTGACGAAGCGCGGCGTATCATCAATATATACCGTGACGCTAACTGGAAAATAAACCACCTGTGGCGCGAAGCTCAAAACATGCTAACTATGCTGTATGAAAAGCAGTCAATGCGCATCGGTGTTCCTCCTCTTATTAGATCTATAGGTAAGAACTCTTCCGTATTATTACCAAACGGCCTGCAAATGCGGTACGAAGATTTAGACAGGGAGCAAGGTGAGCGCGGCATAGAATACAGTTACAAAACAAGACGAGGCCGAACTCGGATCTACGGTGGGAAAGTTATAGAGAACGTATGTCAGGCAGTTGCTCGGTGTATTATCGGTGAGCAGATGCTACTTATACGTAAAAAGTACCCGCCTGTATTGACCGTGCATGACTCTGTAGTGGTTAGTGTCCCCGAAGATGATGTAGAGGAAGCGCAGAGTTACGTAGAACAATGTATGCGCTATGTGCCAGAGTGGGCAGAAGGACTGCCACTTGACTGCGAAAGTGGCGTGGCTAAAGCCTATGGAGATTGTGAAGCATGAACGCTGCACCGTGGTCATTCAGCAAGATAAAGGCATTTCAACAATGTCCCAAACAGTTTTACCACGAAAAAGTAATCAAACAGTATCCGTTCAAGATGACCAGTGCCGTGCGCTACGGTAACGAGTTTCACAAAGCCGCAGAAGATTACATACAAGGTAAAGGGCTAGATAAGCGGTTTGAGTTTGCTCGGCCTGCGTTGGATTCACTTAACGCAAAAGAAGGTGACAAGTTATGTGAATACAGGATGGGGCTAACAAACCGTTTAGAACCATGCACGTTTAGCGCAAGAGACGTTTGGTTTAGAGGAATAGCAGACTTACTTATTCTAGACCATGAAAATAATTTAGCGTGGGTTGTTGATTACAAGACAGGTAAATCAGCGCGGTATGCGGATAGCGGTCAGTTAGAGCTTATGGCGATGGCCGTGTTTAGGCACTTTCCACATATCGACACGGTTCGAGCTGGATTATTATTTGTTGTGTGTAACGAGTTAATTAAAGATTCTTTCATAGCGTCAGACAGTAAAAAACTATGGATCAAGTGGGCAGATTCGTTTACTGATATGAAGTATTCGTATGAGAATGATGTGTGGAATCCAAACCCTAGTGGTTTGTGTAGAAGACACTGCCCAGTGGTTGAGTGCAGTCATAACGGGAGTAACAGATAATGCCTTATAAAAATCCAAAAGATCGTAAGAAGCAAAAGCCAGATAAGAAAGGAACAAAGGCTTTTGAGGCTCGTATGGAGCGGCAACGCGCCAGACGCAAGATGGACAGAACAAGTAAAGACGCAAACAAGAACGGAGTGGCTGACAAACGCGAAGGCAAAGACGTTAGCCATAAAAAGATGTTAAGTAAGGGTGGATCGAATAAAGATGGAGTGCGGGTAGAAAGTCGTAGCGCGAACCGTAGTCGCAACGGCAAAAGACCTACCCGCCGTAGATAGGCTTGGGGTTACGATCATTGACCTCTCCAGCGCGTTCCCGTCCGCGTAGCCGAAGGCGGGCTTACTGAGGAGACAGTATGCAAGTTATAGACAATAAGGCTTTGCTACTAAAGTTACGTCAGCCTGAAAAGGTAACTAGTGTTATACCTAAAAGTAAGTTGTTACCTGATAACCGAGTATTGGTTAACTGGGGTATTGAAGAAACACACGTACTAAAAAACTTAAATATCAAAGCACCTTCGCCCATAGAAGCTGAGTACGAGTGGACAGGAAAGCATGAGCCATTTGACCACCAAAAGACTACTAGCTCATTTCTGACGTTGAACAAAAGAGCTTTCTGCTTCAACGAACAAGGCACAGGTAAAACTGCTAGTGCTATCTGGGCAGCAGATTATTTGATGAACAAAGGTAGGGTGAGCAGAGCGTTAGTTATATGCCCGTTGTCGATTATGGATTCTGCATGGCGGCAAGACTTGTTTACTTTTGCCATGCACAGATCCGTTTCAGTTGCATACGGTAGTTCAAAGCAACGCCGAAAGATAATAGAGGAAGGCGCTGAGTTCGTCATAATTAACTACGATGGTGTTGAAGTTGTCAGGGATGCTATCGAAGAAGGTGGGTTTGACTTAGTTATCGTAGACGAAGCTACGCACTATAAGAATGTACAAACTAATCGCTGGAAGACGTTGAACAGCCTCATAACTGGTTCTACGTGGGTATGGATGATGACCGGAACGCCCGCTGCCCAAAGTCCACTAGATGCATTTGGGTTAGCTAAGATCGTAGACCCCAAATCGGTGCCAAGATTCTTTGGCACTTTCCGCGATCAAGTTATGAGTAAAGTAAGTCAGTTCAAATGGGTGCCGAAGCCCGAAGCTACAGAAATAGTATTCAGTGCTTTGCAACCGGCGATACGATTTACCAAAGCCGAGTGTCTAGACTTACCGGAGATTGTTTACACACACCGTGAGGTCGAGCTTACAAGACAGCAGCAGAAGTACTACAAAGAATTGAAAGATAAGATGGTGATGCAAGCAGCAGGAGAACAAATCTCTGCGGCAAATGCCGCCGTTAATCTCAACAAGCTACTACAAATATCAGCAGGAGCCGTGTACACAGACGAAGGTGAGTCTCTAGAGTTTGACATCAAGCATAGATATAAGGTGTTACGTGAGGTTATCTCTGAGGCGAGCAAAAAAGTTTTGGTGTTTGTTCCGTTCAAGAACGTTATAGATGTGCTTGTGGATAAACTACGGCAGGACGGTATAACCACAGAAATGGTTCGCGGTGATGTGACTGCAAGCCAACGCACTGAGATATTTAAGCAGTTCCAGCAAACTCCAAACCCACGCATTCTAGTAATACAGCCACAAGCTGCGGCACACGGGGTCACACTAACCGCTGCCGACACTATTGTTTGGTGGGGGCCAACTTCTTCCGTTGAAACCTATGAACAGGCTAACGCCCGTATTCACAGGCAGGGGCAAGATCACAAATGCACGGTGATTCAATTGGCAGGATCTCTCGCTGAAAAGCGCGTCTACTCACTTCTAGATAATAAATTACACACTCACACAAAAATTATTGATCTTTACAAAGAAATCGTTGCATAACTAACAAAATAATAGCAGAATGCGTTTCTCGCTTTTGGAGATTCGTATGAGCGATGCAATAAACGTAGATAAGCTAACAAAAGTTTATCTGAAAATAAAAGAACAACGAGAAGAGTTGTCGAGTAGGTATAAGGAACAGGACGGTCAGCTAGAAGAACAACAAAACACAATCAAAAGTGAGTTGTTGAAGCATCTGCAAGAGCAGAACATTGATTCTATCAGGACACCCAATGGCACCTTCTACCGCACTACTAAGACGAAGTACTGGACTTCTGATTGGGGAAGTATGCATGAGTTTATACTGGAGCATGGCTTGCCTGATCTTCTGGAGAAGCGGTTGCACCAAACAAATGTGCGGACGTTTCTTGAAGAGAATGAAGATCTGTTACCAAAAGGTCTGAACGTCGATAGCGAATACTCGTTATCAGTTCGGAGACCTAAGAAATGACAGACCCTCTAGTGCCAATCGAATCTGTTGCGCAGCACTTCAAAGTGTCTATTTCAACGATTCGTTTGTGGGTTCGGCAAGACATTATTCCCGCAAATAGCTACGTGAAGATAGGGAAAACCTACAGGTTTTCACTGCCTGATGTGACGTTTGCCCTGCTTCGTTACAACAATGACATTCACGAAGTAGAGGAAGATTCGGACGATGATCTGTGAGAATCAGCATCCGTGGGGGTTACTTCTCTGGGCCACCGGAGCTAGATGCATACTGCACACAAATGAGAGCAGTAATCGTCCATGCTTCTGGAGTTCACAGAAGTTACTTCGCTGGTGAATACCAACCAGAAGGTAATCAGTTACCTGCATGTTGGTCAACGGATACTGAGAGACCAGCGTTACAAGTGCCAGCGGCTACTCGCCAATCTGGTAGGTGTATCGACTGCTCTCAGAATATACGGGGGTCGGCAATAGGTGGTAACGGCAGAGCGTGTAGGTTCTTTCAGCTTTTAGCGATTGCTTTTGAGCATGATCTAAACACTGTACATAGACTGCAAGTTCCGTCAGCAAGCATCTTTGGCAAGAGCAACAGTAACATGTCGCTTGAAGCCTACTCGCGCTTTTTGGCTAGACACGGAACGCCAAGCGCAACGGTAGTAACAAAAATTTACTTTGATACTACAAGTAACATGCCTCGCTTGTGCTTTGCACCGTCGAGAGCATTGCGGACGGAAGAGTTAGACGTTGTGCGTGAGGTCGTTACTCGGCCCAGCACCCTCAACACAATAACGTTTGAGGTTGTAGATCACACACAGTCACCTTTTCCGGTTAGTAAGGGTTTTGAAATTAAGGAGACATATCATGGCTGAAGCCAACTACATAATACCTAGCGCAGAAGCGCTATACCCAAAAATCGACCAGACTTATAAGTTTGACCAGACTGCAAACCGCTCAGTTCCTTGTGATCCTTTTGATGACGGTGCAGCCTACGAGCTAAACTTTAAGTTGTCAGAGTCTGACGCTAAGAAGTTATACAAAGCGATGAAGGCTTACTACCTTGAGAGAAAAGAAAAGAGCTGGCCTGACAAGTTCCCAAATCCTTTCAAGAAACAAGAAGACGGTACTTACGAAGGTAAGACCCGATTAAAAGGCGCTTTCGGCAAAGATGCCAGCCGTAAACCACTGTTAGTGGATTCTAAAAATACGCCATGCGGTGATGATTTCAGACTAACCAGCGGCAGTATTGTCAATATATCTGTGACATTTGTTCCGTACAGTGTCTCAGGTAGCACTGGTGTTAGTTTGCGTATCAACGCCGTACAGGTGTTGAAGTACGAGCCAATGAAAGCTAGCAGTCCTTTTGCTGCTGTTTCTGATGGCTTTGTGGCTACGGAAGTCAGCCCGTTCTCTCCTGCCCCCGAAGAACCTGTTACCTCTACCGAGGATGATGACGATGGTTTTGGGGACGAGGAAGATCTGCCCCCTGTGGCAGAACCGAAAAAGAAGGTCGTCAAAAAGTCTGCTCCTGCACCTACAGACGCTGGCGATCTAAGTTCGATCATTGATGCTTGGGATGACGAAGACTAGGTTTTAATGGTCACTTCACCACGGCTAGGTATGTGGTAAGCCGAAAAGAGTGGCACATCTGCCTGTCACTTCTGCCGTGGTGTCTTTTCTTTTTAGGTGCATAAATGGATACAAAATTATTTTTGAGGAGTCTGCTGCCCCCCGAAGGAATTTACGTTTTATTGCGGATCAACCCGCAAACAGGAAACCTTGAGCAAACGTCTTACACGGACATAGACGATTTAGAACGTGCTGCTGTAGAAGCAGACAGGGCAGGGTTGGACGTATATTTTGCGTTGAGTTCTTTCGGTAAGGAAAACTCTCGTAAGGCAGTAGACGCCAAGTACATACAAAGTTTCTTTCTGGATTTAGATTGTGGGGCCGACAAACCACACGCAACACAGGTAGACGTAATTCAAGAACTGCAAAGTTTCTGTGCAGCAACTAAATTACCAAAACCACTTATAGTTAGCTCTGGTAGGGGCGTGCACGTCTATTGGATGCTGCGCGAGGCAGTCAGCGTTGTTGATTGGAAGCCCGTAGCGCAAAGACTAAAGAACCTATGTGCAGAGCAGGGGTTTGAAATAGACACCAGTGTTCCCGCAGATGCGGCTAGGGTGTTACGTGTTTTAGGTACGCACAACTATAAGCCAAACCCACCCGCCCCAGTGCAGCTTCTAAGCAGTGTTCCCAAAGCTGTAGATTTCGATTGGTTTTCGGAGGCCATCGGTGGGCCGGTGATAACAGTTCCCACAAAGCATGAAGAGGGGAGCGCAGGGGCTTTTGCTGAGTTCTTACTAAAATCTAGTGAGTTCAGCTTCAAAGACATTCTAGTTAAAACAAATAACGGTAATGGCTGTGCGCAACTTGGTTTGATAGTAGCTAACCAAGAAGTTACTACAGAGCCAATGTGGAGAGCAGGGCTATCTATTACAAAGTTCTGTCGTGATGGTGACAAGGCAGCACACATGCTGTCTGCAAAGCACCCTGAGTACGTCCCACACCTAACAGAGACTAAAAAGGATCTGGTAAAAGGGCCATACAGGTGTACAACGTTTGACGAAAATAATCCAAACGTCTGCACGGACTGCCCTCACTGGGGCAAAATAAAGTCCCCAATAGTGCTTGGACGTAGGTTCAAAGCATCTGAAGATTGTGCCGATAGTGAAAACGCTGCGGAACCATTAGATGAATTTACGGAGTCCCCGGAGTACGCACTAGTAGATGATACGTCAGAACATGTTATACCCGCATACCCGCGCCCATACTTTCGTGGAGCTAGCGGTGGGGTGTTTGTTAGAAGCACCAATGCAGACGGTGAGACAGATGAACGGGTAATCTACCAAAACGACATCTACGTAACACGGCGTTTGCATGATGTTGAAACCGGCGAAATGGTTGTAGTGCGGTTACACTTACCTAAAGATGGAGTGAGGGAGTTCACACTACCGCTAACAGCACTTACATCTAGAGAAGAATTTAGGAAGAATATGGCAGCGATGGGCGTTGCCGTTTTGAAACAGGACGACTTGCAGCAGTATATGACTACATGGGTTAACGAGTTACAGGCAAAGTCTGTAGCAGATACAGCACACCGGCAGTACGGATGGTCAACAGATGAATGCCGTAGCTTTGTGGTTGGTGACAAAGAGATACATCCTAATAAGATTTCTTATAACCCACCTACCGTACCTACAATGCAGTCATACCCATTCTTCAAAACGAAAGGAACGCTAGAGGGTTGGCAGGAGATGGCTAACTTCTACCTATCAAGAGAAGGTATGGAGATGCATCAGTATATCGTGTGCACTGCTTTTGGTTCTCCGCTCATGCAGTTTCTACCGCAGAACTGCGCCACTATGCACGTACATGATAAGGCTGGCGGTGCAGGGAAAACAGCGGCTATGAAAGTGGCCGCAGCAGCGTGGGGGCATTTCAAGGGGATAGTGGTGGATGATAATGACACTACCTCTTTCAAGATGAATCGTGGAGAGGTGTTACACAACCTACCTTTCTATATTGATGAGGTTACAAATACACCCGAGAAGGAGATGAGTGGTCTTGCGTATCAATTAACCAGCGGGCAGCAGCGCGGGCGTATGAGTAATGGCTCAAACATAGAACGCACAAGAGGCGAACCTTGGAAACTATTGTGCTGCACTACAGGCAACATGAGTGCAATTGAGAAAATATCGTTGTTCAAAGCTGGGCCGAAAGCAGAAGCACAGAGGATACTAGAGCATCGCGCTAGGCAGATCTTTTCAAAGTCAAAGGACAAAGAACTTACCGACAACTTTGAAAGAAGCATAGAAGAACACTATGGGCACGCAGGCCCGATCTTTATACAGCACGTAATGAATCACATAGATCATTACAAAGGACAGCTCCGTATTGTGCAACAAACTATAGACCGCCGTGCTGGGCTGGCTCCAGAAAACAGGTTTTGGTCGGCAGGGGCAGCGTGCGCTATAACTGGTGGCATGATCGCTCAGAAGTTGGGGTTGGTGGACTACGATATGGAAGTCATTACCAAATGGGTTGTGGGGCTACTAAAAGAAAACAAGAAGAGCGTAAGTGAAATGGGGGCATCAGTAGAGCAAGTCTTAAATGACTACATCATGGAGCACTACGGTAACGTGTTATGGATAAAAAGCACTGATGACTTACGAAAACAAAATGAGACTAACATACTTGCAAACGGGTTAGATTCCCTTGTGGTGCCTGACGCTGTACCAAAAGTTAAGTTTGTTGCAAGGTACGAGACAGACATAAAACGTATGTACTTGTTACCTAAACCACTAAAAGAATGGTGTGGTAAACAGCAGATAAACTATGCGGGGTTTGTAGAAGACCTCATTGAGAAGCTGAAAGGCAAGCGCACTAAGATGCGTTTGAGTAAAGGCACGCAAATGAGACTGCCACCTACAAACGTGATCGTAGTGAATTTTTCAATAGATGGCGAGTAGTGGGCGTACTCAAAACTGATGATATAAACCCTGATGGAATACGTATCGTAATTGATTGGCCCAGCATGGTTATCAGCAGTTCAGTGTTCGTGCCTTGCATAAACACTCACTTGGCAAAACAACAAATACTGAAAATAGTTACTGGTTTTGGCTGGGAATGTACGGTAAAAGTTGTTACCGAAAGTGACAAATTAGGTGTTCGCGTTTGGAGAACCATGTGATAACATGCCGCTTCATAGGGTGTAGTCTCCAACAAAATCCTATATCTCCCACAACCCCTCTACCTTGGCCTCCCTTACACCTTGGTAGGGGGGTATCCCTAAAAGAACCCTACGTCATCTACTAGATCTTGTGCGCCTTTAGATAATGTAACGCCGTTGTACATCTTGGCCTTGGTCGTGCGTTTATGGCTTTCTAGAGACCGTTCTATTGTTTTACTATCTATACGCAGTTTAGGGTTTATTCTGACAGCATCGCTGGCGTTAAACTCATTCATCTTCCTACGTAGTCTTCTCTTTTCGTCAAACTCGCCGAATCTGGTAGCAACATAGTAGCTATTTAATAGTCGGCCTCTTTCTCGCGTGGCCGCAGTCTCTATGTTTTTTACTGCCCGCTTTTCTGCTTCGCTTCTCGTATATTCGGCTGGTGGGAACCCTAGTATCTTTACTGCCAACTCTCCTGCTGACATGTCATCGTATATGTAGTCGCCGCGTCTGTTACGTATCCCTCCCTCCATAGGGTAACGAATTGCACCCTGATACACGTTACGTACTGCTCCGGGCAATAGGTCTTCAAATCCACGCACAAGATCTCTGCCGGTCTCTGCTTTTACCATTTTCTCAGCGCCTCCAATCGCTCTGGACAAAACGCTCCATGCAGGGCCACCCACATAATGCATGAATGTTTCTGCGGGTGATGGGTCAGATGCAAACCTGTTTGCTTCAACAAGCAAGTCGGTCAACTTGATACGCTCAGATACATCAATGCCAAGGAGTTCTGTTGGTATTCCTCTGTATATAGCCTCGTTGTTTAGTGAGCTACGTACAAAAGTATCGAAATCCTCTTCGTAATCGTCCGTAAATCCGTCGTATAACGCCGAAACTGCTCCGTACAGTGGCAATCCTTGCACCCCAGCCAACAACAATGCGGATAAATGCACCCCTGCAAGCTGTTTGAACGCTTCTGATTTAGCTGTTTTTACGAGCGCGTCTATCGCACTCTTTGCCATACCTTTTGATTCAAGATCTTTTCTGTAGCTGTCGGCGTATACTTTAACAGCCTCATAACCTGTTTTACCCATTGCGTAGTACATTTGAATGCCGTAGTTCTTGTACATCAGAGCCACGCGCATCACGCCCTCTCGCGCAAGTCGAGGGCCAGTTTCTAGGGTAGCGCCACCATTTATTAACTGAGTTTCATGTAACGCTTTATCTGCTGCTTCTTTTCTTTGCTCTGCCGTCGCTTTGCTTGGATCACCGTTTGTAAGTTTATCTAGTTCTAGCTTATAAGCCGTTACCATAGTTACTTGCCGGTTCATCAATTCTGCTTGATGAAACATAAGTGCAGAGGCGTTTGTCATAGCGTCATAACGACTCATCTTACGTCCAGCACCATCTATACTCAGTGTATCTGCGAGGAATGACGAGTTTAAGTGTCCTCGTCTAGAAGCCAGTTGGATCAGCGGTGCTAACTCTTCTAACTCAGTAATTTTATCTTTGGGCAGTTCTAAATCTTCTCTTACGGAAAAGAGTAAGTCCCCGCTGTTTGGATCTCTGGTAAACGTATAGTAGTTATCCAAGCTCTTGAGAGACATATCTTGCAGTGTTCCGTATAACCCGTCCTCTGCAAGTTTTTGTTTTATGCTGTCCGGGGTTCTTATATCACCATATAAAGTGCGGCTTGCCTTATTCATAGGCGCACCTTGAAACAGCAACGTAGAATTTTTTACTGCGTTAGTGGCTTGTTTGGCCCCGTACTTACCGCTCAACATGGGTAACGCAAATAACGGTATTTGAGATAAGTTCACGAGTGCCGAAGATGCGTTAAATCCTATCGTGTATATAAACGCTAGACGGTTAAGGTGTTTAGGATAGCCTTCCACGGTGGGTTGTATCGCAAACTGTGCACGGCTTCTAAGCTCTTCGATTAGCTGTGCGTCCCTAGCACTGTCTCTACCCAGCCCCTGTGCTTCAACTTGCTCCAGCATCTGATCTAGTTCACGCGATATAGCGTTGCTGTTCTTGATGCGTTCTGTCTGTCGCGCTAAGTCAAAGGCTTTTGTTCTGGCTGCGTCTACTGCATCCATGTCGTAGCCTTCAGTGTTCTTACGTTTGATTAACGCTTTTGCAAAAGAAGATTCTGGTAGCTCTTCAATGAACAACCTAGTTATTTGTTCTTTTATTGTGGGGTCTACGTTCTTGTCTGTTAGATCTAGTATCTTCAATACATCAGAAACGAATGACCCCGGCGGTGGGTTTCTATAAGAAGACGACTTACTATTATCCCAAGAATCAACCTCAAAGCCTTGCTTCTCGTAAGACTCCATAGCGGCAAGTCGTTCCCCCGGCGTGTTAAAAGCAAATACCGCCGCGTTAGATTTATCACCTTCCTTTTGCCGCACGGCTAACCAATAGCTGCCACTACGAGTAAGTGGGAAGTATGGCTCCTTACCTGTGTTTTCTAGCAGTTTAGCCAGCAGTTCGTTTTTAAGGTTAGTTCTTGTGGTCTCTCCTACAGGTAGATCGTCAAGACGCCCCCGCAAAGAATCTATCAGCGCGTTGTACTGATCTCTGTAGAATCCACGCAGCTCTTCATAGGCTCTTCTTCCGTCTGGCCCCATTTCTGCACTTTGAAATAATGTACGTAACTCGTTATATTTATCTACCTTACGTTGCGAAGTTCCTTCTACCGTTTGATCGCCGTATTTCTTCTTGGCTTCAGCAGGTGTTAAGTTGGGGTCTACCTCGTTTATAGTGCTTTCATAAACAAGGTTATTGAAGGTCTTCATTGTTTCTTGTGATGCTTTACTGGCCCACCGGAATACAGGCTCTAACGTCTGTCTAGTAACCTGTTCTGCCTCCGTTAAACGCCCACGCTGCGTTTCTATGGCATCTAGTATTCTTTTTGCGTTGGGTATGCTACGAGCTTCAGCGATGTCTTGTATTGATCCGTTTGGCAGGAACCCAAATATCTTAGTAAGGTACTTCTTAGTTCCTACTTGCGGGTCTGTCAGGAGGGCGTTTATCTCTTTCGATAGCTTCTTTCTTGCAGTCGCTCTACCCTCGGCTGTTCTAAACCCAGCTTTTTGACCCTTTATCTCTTCAAAGATTCTACGCACATCATCGGGCCTACCTGATGCAGCCAGCAGAGGGCCATATCTAAACTCAGGTGCGGGCGCTAGTATCTCTTGTATGCGTCTAAACGCCTTACCTCTAGCACTGCGGTCAAACCTCTGAATACCCAAAAAGTCCGATAGTATCTGTAGCAGATTCTCCCAAAAGGTTAGTTGCTTACCCTTGGGCGATATTTTCGCTAGGTCGTTTTGGAACTTAGCGTTGGTAAATGCTTCTGCTACAAACTCTTTTAAGTTGGTTGCTCCATAGGCATCCCCAAGCTGTTCTTTCACTTCGTCGTAGAGTCTTTGTAGCTTCTTTGTGTTTGGGTGTGACTTGTTCTCCAGCACGTTATCTGTGGCCGCGTGTGTCATCTCATGCAGCAGAATGCCGACAGAGGTGCCAGATTCTTCGTCTAGTAGTATCTCGTTTGTTTTTGGATTAAACGCACCGTCTAAGGGTACGACTTCCCCCGTAACTGGGCTTTTGCCCATGATAGAACGGCTAGGCCGCACGCTGATCTTAGTAGTAAACGTGTAGTTTGCTAGCGTTCTAGCTATCTTCTTAGTGGTCGGATCGTCTACAGTCTCAGCTATCTCCAGCAGAGTACGCCGCAGTTCGCCTTTCTTAGCTGCACGCAGTGCTGCGTCAGGTATGGGTGCGTCTATTGCGTTGTATGCAATGTTGCTAGCCCCAAGCAAGTTGTCTTGGTCGTTTATGGCTTGCTCATCTCGGGCAGCTTCTACGGCCTGCTTTTGAGTAAGTCCTTCCTTTTTATTATCAGCGACAAGTTTCGTAAACTCTGCGTTACGTGCAGCTCGTTCCTCTTTAGATAAATCATTTAAGGTAACTGCTTCTGTAGTTTCTGCTTCGACTTCGGTTTCTGGCGCTTGTTGCGTCCTTGCTGCAACTCTTTCTCTACTCTTTCTTTCTAACTCTTCATTTCTAGCAGCCCGCTCACGTTCTCCCTGTTGCTTAGACGCCTCAGTTGCTCTTGTATTTACAGCTTTTATTTTTTCTTGAAACTGCCTTGTTAGCTCTTCTGTCTTCGCTGCTATTTCTCGCTTACGAGCCTCTTTAGACGATACGGACTTACGAACCCGTTTTTTCATCGCGGTAAGATCTTTTGAGTATTGCTCTCTTATCTTTTTCTTTTCTTTTGCGGCTTCAACTATTATCGGGCCAGCAAGTTCTGCTGACTGCCGTTCTAACTCCGCAAGAGTTTCTGCATCTACAGGAGGTCTAGCAGGGGGCTTCCTTACTGTAGGTGCAGTGGTAACTTCTTCTGCAACAGGTGCAGCGGCAGTCTCTTCTACAACAGGAAAAAACCCCTCATCGTCTGCAGTGGTAGCTTCTTCTGTCGGTTTAGCTTTCGCTGCAATCTTCTTTCTTGTTCGCTGTATCAGCGTAGGGGCGGCTACTTCTTCTGTAACACGGGGTCTTCTACCT